CTCGGTAATTCGATAGATACGTCATTCGTAGATTTAAAAGGTGGCACTACTGGACAAGTATTAGCTAAAGCGTCTAACACAGATTTAGATTACACATGGACAAATGGTGGAGATATTACCGCCGTAACCGCAGGAACAGGTATTTCAGGCGGAGGTTCTTCAGGTGATGTAACTATTACTAACAGCATGGCAACAGCTATTGACGCGAAAGGCGATTTAGTTGCTGGAACTGGCGCAGATGCTTTCGCTCGTTTAGCTGTTGGCGCAAACGACACAGTATTAACCGCAGATTCGACTACTGCGACTGGTCTTAAATGGGCAACACCGGCCGGTTGGAGCCCAAATTATCAATTGATAAACACCGGCGGAACAGCGCTAACTGGCGCCGCTACCATAACTGTAAACGTATCAGGTAAAAATTCATTAGTATTAGTTATTGCTGATAGCTCTTCCGTTAATGCTGCTTCTTCTATTTTAATTCGTTTTAATAGCGATTCGACCGCTAAATATACAACTGTAGGTAGATATTTTAGCTCGACAACAAATAATGATGGCACGTGGGATACTTTTAATGGTAGCAACGCTATCGGATTAGGAACTACGGGTTCTAGCGCTACAAATCAATTATCCGCGATAGCTTTTTTCTATGGCACAAATAATACTGGGTTAAAATTTGGAGATATTTGTACCTATACAAATGGTACCAGCTATTTTTCCCAGCAAATTAACGCGACTTATACTGGTACTTCAGCTGTTACTTCAGTATCCGTTATAAGCTCTTCAGGAAATTTCGACAATGGTACCCTATATGTTTATGGAGCATAAATGAGCCAATTAATTCACCGGATAGTGGATGTAGAAACTAATGAAATTACAGATCGGCCATTTACCGATCAGGAATTAAAACAGCATCAAAAAGATTTGACGCAATCTATTTTAGAAATAGAAGAGCAAACATCAAAAACAGTAATTCGGCAATCTGCTCTTTCCAAACTCATTGACCTCGGATTAACCGAAGAAGAAATTGCTGCCCTCTAGACTGACGGGAAACTGCGTAAATGAACAAATCCCGACCTGGGAAGATTACGACCCCGAAACTATCTAAGGCTGCCCAAAAGCTACGTTTACAGATTAACGCGACTTATCCCAAGCGCGATAAATCAAGCGATGGATGGATAGGCGACACACGCCATCAAGCAAGGCCGTCAGATCATAACCCTGACGCGACTGGCATGGTGCGCGCTATTGACGTGGACGCAGACCTAACGCCTAAGTACAAAGACGCGTCCTGGGATTTAGCCGAAGAACTGCGCCTAGCTGCTAAAGCTGGCGAAAAGCGTATTTCCTACATCATCCATCATGGCAAAATCGCTAGCCCTCGGATGGGCTGGAAGTGGCGCACCTACAAAGGCAACCCACACGCACACCATATTCATATCAGCTTTACACCATCGGGCGATACTGACGGAAAACCATTCCTAGTAGAGAGCCTAAAGAAATGAAACTAGACAGCAAGCAAATCATGATGGGCATAACCGGATTTCTGGTTACCTGGCAAGCAACAAACTTTGATTTAGATTATCGAGCCATTCTCTCTAGCATCGTAGCGATGGGCTTATCTGGCGCTAACGGGAAAAAGAAGGCATGAGCGTCGGGGATTGGATAGCCGTTATTGCCGTAGCCTTTACAGCGCTTGGCGGTATTACCGGCATCGTTCAATTCCTGGTTAAGCATTACCTGGCTGAACTACGTCCTAACTCTGGGTCAAGCATGAAAGACCAAGTAACGCGCCTAGAGCAGCGTGTGGACGACATTTACAAAATACTTCTCAACAAGACGCTATCCTAGTATCAGCGTAAGGGGTTCAGCATGGATGACCAGACACCTAAAGAAGATTTCGTTCTCATGTCCGAACCCTTAACGCCGATGCTAACGATGGCTGTCGAAGCGCAGCGATTACTTCAGGCATATCTCAAAGCAGGATTTACGCGCAAAGAATCTTTCGATTTAGTATTAAATCAAATGCCAGAGTGGACATTTCCAGGGCAAGTCATTATTGAAGAAGATGAAGATGATGATGAAGAAGATGATGATTTATGGGAAGATGTTCCTGACGAAATGGAAGATTACGATTAGACTTGTTATCGTTCCAGACCTCCAGATTCCATATAATCATCCAAAAGCTACCGCTAATGTTATTGCTTTTATTAAGGCCATCAAGCCAGATGCCGTCGCAATCGTCGGAGACGAAGCAGACTTGCCCATGCTCTCAAAATGGGAAGCAAACAGTCGAGGCGAATATTCCGTCAAACTACAGTCAGACCTTGACGCAACTCGTAGCGTTCTCGCGTCTATTCGGAAAGCTCTAGGCGACGATAAAAAGATTCACCTTGTTAGATCCAATCACACAGACAGATTCGACCGATACATCGAGCGTAACGCGCCAGCGCTGGCAACCCTCAAAGGCCTGAAATACACAGAGCTAATCGGCATCAAAGATTTAGGTATTACCTGGCACGAGCAACCAGGGCTTATAGCCCCTAATACAATCCTGGCTCATGGCGACGAGGCAAACCTGGTTCAATACGCCGGAGGCACAGCGGCCAAACTGGTCGAGCGAATGGGTAAAAACGTAGTCTGCGGGCATACTCACAGACAGGGCATTATATGGCGCTCTACAGGCCTCAGCGGGCGATTACAGCCACTATTCGGATTTGAGGCAGGACACCTTATGGCTGTACGCAAAGCGGCCTACACACGCCCGTTAAATGCCCCTAATTGGCAGATGGGTTTCGGAATGCTTGAAGTCTCAGGAAGCCTCGTAAACCCTATTTCTATCATCATGCGACCGGATGGGTCATTCACCTGGGATAAAAAAACCTGGGGCTAAATGCTTGACTAGCCCACAGCCTGTGGCTTACCCTGTGAATAACGGATTTCACCAGGAAATCCAGACAGGGGCAAATAATGGTAGATCTAGATATGAATACAGGGCAGATTATTTTCTGCCTTATCTTCGGTGGCTTAGCATTCCTAGCTGGCGCACTATGGGGCTACACTTCCGGCCATGATGACGCGACGCGTAGTTATTACTCGAACGATTATAAAAATGAATCAGCCACAAACAAATAATTACGCCGACGTATCTTGGGAATATGCGGAATGTCGTAATGCTGATACAGAGTTATTCTACGCGCATCGAGACGAATTAGCAGAGCGCGGATTGAATATGCGAAGCGTTCGGGCGATGTGTGGTCGCTGTGTGATTCGACGCGATTGCCTAAGTTATGCGATGGGCAATGAAAAATACGGAATGTGGGGCGGATTAACGCAAGAAGAACGCACCTATGTCCGACATGGAAAATTAACCCATTCGCAAATGCTAGGACTATTACGCGACATGGCTGAAATGAATATAAGCCTGAACTCTATTATCGAGTTTATTGGCGCTCGTAAGAAGTTTATGGACAGGGAAACAAACTATCGGGAAGAAGGATTATGAGTGGTTTCAATTTGGACAATTACGAGACTGTGGATTCTAGGATTGCTCGATTCTGGGAAATGTATCCTAATGGATCAATACTTACAGATATGTTTAGTGAAGCTCGACCTGATGGTCGCGTGGAATGGGTCTGTAAAACTACGCTGCGCAAAGAAGCTGATGGCGTTATTGTGGCAACTGGATGGGCTACTGAATACGAAGGTGCGAATAAATTTGCGCCACACAATGCGCCAGAAGTGTGTGAAACTTCGAGTATTGGTAGGGCGCTGGCGAACCTCAACTTTGCGAAAGTTGGAGAACGACCTTCGCGCGAAGAAATGGCTTCCGCACGATCTAAAGAAGCGCCATCTAAGCCGGTGCCACAGGACGACCCATGGGCTAAAGGGATGGAAATACTCGGGGATGCCCTTGGCGCAGAACCGCTAGCAAATCAAACAGTAACTAAATGCTCGCATGGCGTGATGATTTACAAAACTGGTGTGAGTAAGAAAACTGGTAAGCCTTGGGGTGGTCATTTCTGCCCAGATAACATCCAGATTTGCGACACTAAATGGGCGAAGGTGGGTTGATGGGCTGGGTAGCAATTAAGCGCGCCAATGACCCAGAAGTGTATTTGGGCATAGATGGCGATTTTGTAGATATATGCGATTTATGTAATTACCCATTTAACGCAGCCAAGAAATACGCGATAACCCAGGAACACGAAGAATCTGGCGTGATTCATTACATTTGGACATGCCCTGATTGTGCGTGTAAAAATATGCGATGATTATTTACGATTTCTTTGCGGGTACTGGATCAGCTACTAAAGCATTTGAAGATGCTGGCCACACAGTAATCAAAGTTGAACTTGATGATTACTTTGACGCACATGAGCGCGATATATTACAGCTTGACGCTCACACACTTATCGCTAAATATGGACACCCAGATTTTATTTGGGCTAGTCCACCATGTACGACTTTTAGCGTTGCTTCTCTTAGGCATTATTGGAAACA